CCGAAGCCATAGAACCCCAATCCAGGGGTAAACTTGTAATGCACAAAGTAAGGCCGCTTGCGGCGTAGCATATCGTCCATTGCGTAGTTGCGGCGGATAGAAAGGATCTGCCCAGAGCTTTCGTCAATCGTAACAATGTACGGAAGACGAATGCCAGTCGGCTCACCAGTCTCTTGGTTGATGTCCTCAAAGCCTTCAATGTCCAGATCAGCATGGATCTCAAGGATCGTCAGCACATCTTCGCTGTAGTTCTTAGACAAGCCCTCAAGCTCGTTTACCTTCTGGCGAACAGGATTCTCTTCAAGATTGTCCGAGGTCTGTAAGTCAACGTCACGGTACATGCCCGAGACCTGCAACTTACGCACTTCGTTCTCATCCATACGCAAAACATGCGTAACCCGATTGGCCGTGGTCAGATCAGACGCGGAATAAGGTACAACCAGATCCTGCGCAGGAATAAACTTAGCAACAGCCCGCTGCCGAGTAGCGTCGAAGTAAACTTTCTTGAATGTCGATCCACTTAACGGGAGATAATACAGAAGCTGGTCCATATCTGGATCATACTCTTCCATAACTTCCGTGATCTGGTAGTTCATAAAGTCTTTTACGCGAGTAGCCTGCGCTTCCCGCTCTGGGGTCTTGGCCCCCAACACGCCAGTCTTAACTGGGCCGCCCGAAGGCAGTAGCTCTTTGTACGCTTGAGCCTGAAACTGTGTAACACTTTCCGCAACCAACGGGTGAGTAAGTCCAGACGCGCCCTCAAACGGAGTAGACCGTTCGTCCATCTTAATGCCAAGCAGGTCAAGCCCCTTGACATACGCCTCTTCCCACTCGGACCGTGACTCTAGGTCATCCTCGTATAAACCCCGTAATTCGCTGGATAACGCGCCTAAATCGCCCTCATCCATGAACTCTGCTAGGTTAGCGTCAAACGGAATCAACTCCTCTTGAGCCATCATCTCTTCTTGGAAGTTCATGGGCTGGACAGTCGCGCCCCCCATGCCATCCTCTATAACTTCAGCCCCGCCTGGAAACTCCATCGGTGCATCAATTGCAACTTCTACGTCGGGAAGACCCGCTGTGTCATCCAGGTCAAGCCCCGGAACAACCATGTTAGGTGGTAATGCCATTAGTAATACTCCCGTTTACGGGGCCTCCATTCGTCTTCGTGGTCGTCTTCTCCATTCAGAGAGATAAAACCACCCCTACGAAAACGCATAAGTGCCAACGTCATACTATCACAGAAGTCATCGTTGTCACCATTAGGAAACGAAACTACTTCCTCAATCACGTCATCAGCGAACTTCTTGTCTTCCGGTGCCCATACCATACCCGCTTCGAACAACGGCGCAACCATGTGCATCCTCGTTACCTTATCACTTCCTTTGCCCGGTGAGAAGCCCAATGCTGGTATACCGCGCAACCGTAACTCGTCAATGAGCGGTGTACCCGTCGCTTTCGCCTCCACCAACACCATATCCGGCTCCCAATACTCGTACTCCTCAAAGGCAACCTCCTTTAATTCAGGGAAATTCCACCTGCCACGGCGCGCATCCATCAAAATAACGTGGTCCGCGCCCCCTTCTTCAGGCTGAAACACCCCCCAAGTCGTGATTGCAGAGTAGTCAGCCGTCTGCTTCTTGGAAAACGCCGTGTCATACGCCTGAAGTATGTACTTCAACGGCGGAATCGTAGGACGGTCCCACGTTTGCCACCATTCGCGCTTGATTATCGCTGATTCGGAGGCCGTGGGCTGCTGTTGCCACTGCGCGTTCCACTTACTAGCAGGCAAAGACGCCTTGATCGACAATAATGCGTCTTTATCCCAGAACTCCGGCCAAAGTGGCTTGTCACTGGGCAAAATTGCAGGAAATTCCACCACATCCCACTTGTCAGACATGACATCACTGCCCTGCTGGGCCAATAATCGCCCTGTCAAGTCTTTTTTTCCCCACCTTGTCATAACAATGATGATCGAGCCGCCAGGTTGGAGACGCTGACGGGGACCAGAGGTGTACCACTCGTATGCGTGGTCGAATGCAGTCTCGCTTAACGCATCTTGTTCCGAATGAGGGTCGTCAATGACCAGCAAGTCAGCACCACGGCCCGTAATCGCAGCCCCAACACCCGCCGCAAAGTACTCCGCGCCCTTGTCAGTGCCCCATTTACCCGCGCCCTTGTTGTCGTCTTTAAGGTTTGTCTCAGGGAAGATAGTTTTGTACTCAGGGTCATCAATTAAGTCCCTCACTTTGCGTCCAAACCGTACCGCAAGCTCCGTATTGTGTGTAGCTTGGATGATTTTTAGCTTTGGGTTCCTGCCCAGAAACCAAGCAGGCATCAAGTAACTTGCAAACTCAGACTTAGAGTGCCGAGGAGGCATGTTGATAATCAAACGCTTGAGCTCTCCGCGGGCCACGGCCTCAAGTTTTTCAGCAATCACACGGTGGTGCTGGCCCTCGATGAAGTTGTCATACACATGATGAACAAACGGCATGAAGTTGTCGTGAGCCTTCTCACGCAAGTCCATGTTCTTTCGAGCCTCAGTTAAGGCTAGTATTTCTTTTAAGGCTTCCTCTGGTAGAGCTTGTAAGTTCACTACCTTAGAAGATCCATGATCCCACCAACAGGGCCGCCTCGGTTGAAGTTATTCTGATTGGTGCCTTGGATGAAATTGCCGCCGGTCCCAGAATTAATCGGAGCGTATGGCTGTAAGTTAGGCTGTCCAATGACCGCGGGCTGAGAAAAGTCCGTAAGTGGAACGCTGGGGTTCGGCGTAACGTAACTCGGTAATCCAAGGTAGCCGCTGTTTGTATCGTCCATAGGTACACAGGAGTTGGTCTCAGGATCCATTATGAAACCCTCGGGGCAAGGATCGGTTACTTCCTTTACAGAGGTGCCGCCGCCGCCGCCAGTATACGCGAAAGGGTCAATGCCCGATACTGTTGCAACCGGGTCGTCGTTACCGTCGTCATAGGTGGGGAACCCAGCCTCACGAGTGGCTTTCGTTTTGGCAACATACGCAGCGGCATCTGCCTCGCTGTAGCCCGCTAGTATCAATTTCGCACGTTGTTCCTCTGGGCTTCCGAAACCCGCGGCAAACGCCATGTCCAAGTCCGTCTTAAACCCCGAGCCTATGCCTTGGTTAAATTGTCCAGGTTTGGCGTCATTGGCGTTGGAGTTAGCCATGCCAACTTTAATTCCAAAGGAGTTTATTTCGTCGGCACTAACAAGTTTGTCGGGGTTGTCTTTGTCGTAGTTTTTGTGATTTATTTCATAAACAAGGTCACCCGCAGCATTATATCTCATGCCGTCGCCAGGCGTAAGAATGTTTCCAAGTGTCTCTAAGCCTGTGCGCTCCGTCGCTATTCTTTTTTGTTTTGCGTCTTTAATCTCATCGGCCGAGGGACCGGTGGCTGACCCGCCTGCGGATGACACATCCTTGGGGTTATTAAGATCAACAGGCCTTGCTTGGGGTCTTACTGTGGGTGTTGCTGTGGGTGTGGGTGTTGCTGTGGGTGTAACAGGGGCAACATACGGATTTCTGTCGTATGCATCTTTATTGGCATTAGAAGTGGTCATTTGTTTATGGAAATCAGAGACGCTTTTAGGTTGGCTAGTTCCACGTCCTACATTTACGCCGCTCCCAGAGCCGCCAGTTCCAACTGGTGAGGGTGTATATGTCTTTTTCTTTTTATTAGATGTATTAGATTTCTCCGTTGTCATGCCAAAGCCTTTATAATAAGCAGGGACACCCCCAGGACCAGGGACCGGGGGCGCATCCTGCCGGTACTGCTGCAACAAGTCCTCCTCGAAAGGATTGATGTACGCTAAGTTGTGACGCTGGCCGCCAATCGTAGTCTCACGCGGAACAGTGCCGCCCATGTTGTACTTATACATTGTTCGTTCCCTTCCGTGGATTTAACCCCGTGTAACACATCTCAAACCACTAAGCTAGATCAAGCGTAATAGCCGCGTGACGCCCCAGCAAACGGACTGTTAAACTGCTGCTGGCCATAAATACTCTGCTGATTGTTCGACGAACCCGACTGAGTTCCATACAAAGACTGCTGTTGCTGCGGGCGAGGAGCATAACCGCCCTGCTGCATCATCTGTTGAGGCATCATCGACATCTGCCGTTGCATCGGATTAGCCATCGACATAATGCCACCGCCCGCACTCATCCCAGTGCCCATACCGCCGTAACCACTCATGCCGCCGCCGCCAAAACCACCCATGTTCCCCGTGAAGTTTCCACCAGTTAAGTAACTTGCAAAGTTGCCGCCAAACGGACTGTTCTGCCGCTGAGAGGGACTCTGCCCCATCGGAGACTGCATCATCCCCATCATCCCAGGATCAGTCATGCTCGATGGGGCCTGACTCATGATCCCCTGATAAAACCTCGGGTCCCCAGGATTATCAAGCCCAAGCTGAATCTCCTCCGGCGCAACGTAGTCCGGTACTTCGCCCGCGTACCTCGGGTCCCCAGGGTTGTCAGCCTGTAACTGCAAAAACTGCGCTTGAAACGAACCCTCGGGAGCCGTCGACGCAAACGGATTAACCTCGGCCACCGGAGGTTGTTGGGAGTCCTCGGGCGCCGTCGACGCAACTGATGGTAATACGTCTAAAGTGCCAATGCCCGTGGCCCCAGAATTAATTCGGAGGGGGTCCGGCTTGGGGTCGTAAGGAGCTATGAAGCCGCCGAAGCCGGTGGGAGAATAGGGGGATATAGGGTCTGGGACTACGGGATCTGGGACTATAGGGTCTGGGACTATAGGGTCTGGGACTACGGGGTCTGGGACTACGGGGTCTGGGACTACGGGGTCTGGGACTACGGGCGCAGTCACAACTTCTGGATCAATAGGCCCACCAGTTTCGTCCCCTTCAGGAGGTAGCGTATCATAGAGAGGATGGTCTGGGCCTACGAAGCTACCTTCAGGCACCGGACCCCCCTCGACATAGGGACCTGGCGGTAAATATCTATATCCAGGTTTCCTATCAGTAACAGCAGGGTTGTTACCTTGCGGTCGTTCAGGACTCATGCTCCCGAGGCCAGCGAATAGGTTGCGCCCATAACCATCGTCATAGGGTTCTGGAAACCCAGTAACGGGATTTCTGCGCATACTGCTCATGAAGCATTCTCCAAACAAAACTTTAAATGCACCATACACCAAACCCAAATGAATTTACACCCAATATTTTTAGGACGGTAAAATAAAGGGACTTGTGGTCTATCAACAAGCGCAACGGAACTAGGCCCGAATGATTTTGTCACACCATGTA